ATTGCTGTGTTATCTGATATCTTCATATACTACCATTTAGATTTATCTGCCCAATATGCAGCAGACATTTTTCCTTTTGCTATATTTTTACCATGTCTAGCTTTAAAAGATTTACGTTTTGCTTTCATTCTAGCTGATTCACCTGCTTTAGGTTTGCCAGCTGTGCTAGCTCCTTGTTCTCCGTACCTGATTGTTTTAATTTTGTTGCCTTCTTTAGCAACTACGACATGAGATTTCTTTGGATGATTAGGAGTTCGTTTGGGTTTGTTATAACCACTGACCCCTGCACGTTTTAGTCTGGGATCTGCTGCCATTACATGCCTTCTCTTTTAATCATAATCTTTGCTTTTTGTATCCCATCTTTAGCCATATCCATAGCATCTTTTGCCATCTTACGTTCTCTTTCTAGATCTGTATTCTCATCATCAATAATAACTTTAGCTTCTTCTAATGCTATTTCATCTTGATGTTTCTTAGCATCAAGTGCTAGTTTAGATCTACGTAATTCTAAATCTTCTCTTTGAATTTCTACTTGTTCTTCTTGAGGGTCTTTCTTTTCACCAGCCATAATTTTTCGTTTCTCTTCATCTAATTTTAATAATGAGTCAGAAGCATTGGCTGTTAGTAAAGCTATTTGATTTTCTAATTCAGGTGGTAAAGGTTGACCAGAACCTACAGCCTGTCTTATCTGTGGATCTTGAATCATCTGCATTACTTCGCCTTTATATTTCATAGCTAAGTGATCTTGTATATGTGCCGCTAATGTTTGAATCATAGGTAAGTTTTCTTTGTATGCAGGATTCTGCATCATAGCTGCGTGTGCCACTATATGAGCATCATGGTTTTGATCTTGTCTAGGTGCTAAAGGTGCCCCCTTCATTGATCCCATATTTTCAGTAACAGGATCTGCTGTTATAGGTTGCATGCTTTTCTTTAAATATCTTTGTGGTTCATCAATACCCATAGCTGCAAACAGTTCCATACCTATTTGTTCCATGTTATAAGCATTAGGATTTTGTTGAGCTATTTGCATAATAGCATTTATCTTTGCAATCCTGTGTGCTTCTGTTGGCATATTAGGATCTGATACTGGTAATACATCTATTGATTTTAAATTAAAATCATTTTTAAAAACTTGCTGTGCACCACCTGCGACTTCATACGGGTACAGATCAGGAAGATACTCAAAATCTAGTCTCGCTAAGATTCGCAGGTCTTTGGATTGGGCGTTATGCAGACGCTTGTGCACAGCGCTGAACAACTTAGAACTTTGTTCTAGCAAAGCCATAGTTGTACCAACAGGTCCATAGTTAGATGCTTGATCTACTATGTTGTCGGTCGAGTCAGCAAACTCTTTAGCAGCATTAACTACATACTGCATTAAATTGTATAGGGTACCTGAAGGTTCTTTAAATGGTAAAGGCTGTAGAGACTTGCCTAGGTCACCCGCAGGACTATTTACTTCTCTCCATTCACCAGGAGCAATAGGCTCATCAGGTGCAAGCACTCGAAGACCATGTGCTTTAAAACCACCAGGTAAATTTGAAAACGTTCCAGCATCTATCAATTGTCTCATTGATGAAGTTGCTGTTTTAGTTAAACCTCCAATTAAATGTAAATAACCATAACCATAAAAACCTAAACCAGGAATCATGTAGTAATGTGTAAAATACATTTTCTTTTCTTTTTTTACATCTTCCATATTCCAGTTTCTTCTGATAGCTAATATTACACCATCGTCAGTCATGTGAACTATGTAAGGAAGTTTTAATCCGTTAGGATCTTCAAAGCCTGGTAAATCTAAATTAACATGCATTTCTAAAATTTCTACACGATCTGTTTCACCGTAAGGTTTTGTTACTCCAAGTATTTCATCTGAAGCATCTTGAGCTGAAGTTTCATCTATGTCACTTTCGCTTATATCCATATCTGCAAATGTGCCTGCCATTTGGAATTTTTTAATTTCATTCATAGACATAGAATACTTGTGAGTAAATCGTTCTGCGTTTTCTAAATCAGAAGCATAATAGTCTACATAAAAATCTTGTGCTTTAATATATTCAGTGCGTGGTCTTTGTAAGTTTACATCCCAATATGTTTTTTTAAATGCAGAACCATACAGAGCTACATAAAATAATAAACGATCTAGTTCTGGTCCATACTCTGGCATTTGAACTTGTGTTTGATAATTCATAAAATGACGAACACGATTAGCTTGTTCCATCTTTTGTTGATTTTGTATACCAACTATACGAGTACGTACGGGTCCTTCTGTTGGGAATAATTCTTTATAAGCTTTTGCTTGAAACTTTACTACTGCTTGAGATAATACAGGATGTGAAGAAGAACAAGCTCCAGGAAAAGGTTCATCAGTTTCTTCCGATTTAAAACCTAACAAATCAATTCCTTCTTCTGCTATAGTATCATATTCATCTCTTGATTGTTTATCTCTTTCAAATGAATCTTGCAATTCATTAGCGATAGCACCTAAATCATTATCGTCTATAAACTCTACAAGATTAGAATCATGTTGTGATGGGTTTGGCATCTCATCCATTTCATCAAACATACCCATAGCTTTTGCTTCTTCCATAATAGCATTATCTTCTAATGTAACTTCAGCTCCACCATCAGGTGTAGCCATTACATCAATATTTTTTTGGGGTTGGTCTATTTCATCAAAGAGAGTTAGGTTTTCTCCCTCTGGTATTTCAAATTGTTTTTCTATTGCCATGTATCAATCCTTAATAATAACGTCTGCGTTTTCTATTATACACGTCTGACTCATCTAAGTCAAGCCATGAATTATCACTATGCTCTAAATAACCACCATTACGCACATACAATATTGCTTGAGTCACGGAGTCTACAATATCGTCATGTGGTCCTGAAGGAAACTGTCTACATTCTTCTATAGTTTCTTTTGCCCATACTTTATTAGAAGGAGCAAAAATTCTACAGTTATGAAACAAAGAACTTACGGCATATGCCCTAGATACTTTGTCTCTATCAGGTTGATACTCTTGAATAGGTAAACCTGCTAGTCTTAGGTCTTGAATTAAAGACTGACCTGAAGCTTTTTTCTCAATTACTATGGAATCTGGTTTGTGTGTCATAAATTTATCTACAGCTTTTTGCCTAAGTGTAGGAAAATCCCACCGACCTTTGTCCATTCCTAACAATACCATGTTAGCAAGACTTAATTCGTCTTGTTTAAATATTCCCCACGTAGTAACTACAGAATAATCTGCTGTTGTCTTGGTAGAAAACGCTGTATCCCAAGATTGAATAATAAAATCACACTCAGGTGGGTCTTCACTACTCCAATCTTGCCAATAATCTACTTGAATGATGCCCCCTGTCTCTGATGATGGGCTTTGTAAGTACAATGCATCAAATTTAAAAGCAGGTGTGTTGTTTTTTGTACGTATTATGTCATCTGTTGACCAACAAAAGCCATTTTCGCGGTCAGGTTCTTCCCAAAAAGACTTACCTAGCTCTGGTAGTGGGTAAGTTTCTGTTAAATAACCCTGATCTATTAAATCTACCCTAGCTTCTTGCAGTCTTTCTGCAGATTCTGTAGTATTTAGCGCAGGTATTCTAACAACAGACCACTTATCTGCTAATGGTGAGCCCTCTTGTTGCTTTAATAAGTGCCCCGCCAGGTCATTTTCGTGCCATCTTGTCATAACTAACACAACTTTTCCACCTGGCATCAATCTTGTACGTAAACCAGAAGCATACCACTCGTTTAATTGTTCTCTTCTAGTCTTTGAAAACGCATCTTGCTCTGATATAGGGTCATCAATGATAGCTAAGTGCGCACCAAAACCTGCAATACCAGATCCAGAACCAGCTGCTAAGAAACTTCCAGCAAGTTTACCACCTTCTTCTAGTGCCCAAGAGTTTGCCGCACGGTTATCTTTTTTAATTTTTACTTTTGGAAAGATTGTATTGTAAGCTGTAGTATTTATTATATCACGAATAGCTCTACCGAACTTAGTTGCTAGATCATCTGAGTGAGATACCGCTATCTCTTGCCAATAAGGGTTACGACCCAGTGCCCATGCGGGAAAGTAAGTTGATGTGATTAGAGATTTAGAAGAACGAGGAGAAACAAAGACCATTAGTCTATCAGTTTCTCCTTGCTCCAATCGCATTAGTTCATCGCATAGTAAACGATGGTGCGGTCCTACATTGAAGCTAGGATTCATTAACATTACAAATGCTAGTAAATCATCACGCGCTTGCTTTACAGCTAAACGTGTGGCAGCATCTCTGTCCTCTACAGTGGGTAAACTTTTATCTTGTGATGTATGCAATGCCGCCCCACAAAACTATCTGGGAATAAATATCCACATCTGGTTGTCCTGCGTACGGCTCGAGCTTAGGTGTTAAAATCATTTTTTGTCTCCTGATAAAACTTTTAGTTTAGGCGTAGCAATTCTTTTCAAACGTTCTACGTCTCTTTGTATATCTTCCTCAGAGTTACCTGATGCAAATGCATTTACTAGTGTAGTCTCATTTACAGTTTTGTCTGTCCATAGTGCTTTGTGTTTTCCCAATAACTCTAAGCTTCTAATGGCTGCATTGTAATCACCTGTTTGTTCTGTCTGGTCTGCAATACGAACTAACCTTCTCAAGATATCATCTGCATCAAGCTGCAACCTGCGCATAGAGTCTTGTTTAAGTTCTGAGATTCTATCTCTAATGCGATCCATTTTCAAAAACTGATAGGACTTCGCGTCAGCTACTTTGTCTGAATATCCCGCGCGCTTTGCCGCTGCCTTTGAATTTAGATCTTTAATGTATTCTTGACAGAACAATTCTTGTCTACCTGTCAAGGGTTTATTTGTATCCATATAAAAAAATTATAACATAGAGCCCTTGTATTGACAAGGGTTGTTGTGGTAGCATTACAGCATCCCTCTCCCCGAGGGTGTCTCCTGTAAGAAGAGGGGGTTAAAAATGCCTTCGGGCATACCCCCTCGCATAAAACAAAAGGAGGTAGCGCGCGCTATGAAAGAATCACATAGGATAATATCTCCTAAAAAGATAAGGCGGCATATAAGCCGCTATCTTAAATCATTATCAAATAATCTTAGTCCTAAGGAATTTGTTGAAATCCTTTCTTCCTATCTTACGGAGGAGAGGGGCACGCGAAATCCTAATAGACCTGACCTACGCATCCACGATTACATACACCAAGCTAGACGCGAAAATAAAAAAGTCTAAATTTTTGCTAAAATTTTTTTAGACGCATATGTATGTATGTGGGCGTTGTGTTTTTTTGGGGTGGGGGTTATATGTCAGCACCACACCCTACTATCCTAATACCTCGCTATACCCTAAGTAATAATTTATTACTACCATATAAGTTCCATATACTAGAACAAACTACGAACATCACACCCAAAAACCATGCGACAATCTGACCATTTGATTTAATTTTTAAATCGTGCTAGACTTGAAACATGGAAAATACATTTTTAAAATCACGATCTCGCTCTTGGCTCAAGAGAAAGATCAAGGCTAGAACTAACGAAATATACAAGGGTCAAAAAGTCGCACCTGTGTATAGAGTGTGGCAAACTGACGCAGGTCAACTTGACAGAGTGACTTCATGGTGGTTTGCGCGACAAATTGGCACAGTAAAAAGATAAATCTATATGATAGCCTCTACTGAGGCTATCACCTAGAGTTATCGCTAGGAAGAAAAATTGATGCGTGTAAATCGTAGGGCACCCCACGCCTAAAATAAGGTGCGACACTATGCCACATTGACAGGATATACCGACAATATATCGAACAAAATTCGATATATAGGTGCGACAATTATTGTCTTGATTTTTCAGATTAACCTGTCATACTTAACCTACTTTAAACAACTAATTTAATAGACTTTTTAAATAGCTATTTTAAATGTAGATCGATCTCATTAGCTATTTATTATGCTATTAAATGGTTGTTGAGGGTGCGACAGTTTGCACATTGACTTTTAAAATCAATCTGTCATACTGATTTTAGATTGTGAGGGAATAAAAATGAAATCAAGAATGGGCATCATTGGACGTGGTTTCCTACCTTTAGGAAAATCACCTATATTCAATGGTCAAAAAGATTGCTACGAAAATGCTGAAAAATCGTATTTTCAAGGCTATGTCTTTAAATCAGAAAAACAAAGGCTTTCTGATGGTGGTCGCGTTGCCTTATTACGTAAGGCTCAACAACACCCAGACTACGAAAAATATATGAAATTAGCATCTAGCAGATAACTGCTAGGTGCGACACAATGCACCTTGATTTTTAAAATCATGGTGTT